CAGCCACGCTCCAATGGCGAGAGACATGACAAGGTCATCATTATGACCCTTCATTGCCTCAGCCTTGGAGTTGTTTGACCACACAAACGTCTTTAGCTCCTGATAGAAGCGTGACGAGTAGGACACAAGGAGCTTATTGCGGATCAGCTCCTCGAGCTTTGTCAAGATGATTGTTCTGGTCTTGCCTGTCGTGGCAAATCCAGCCTGGGCGAGGTCGACAGGCTGAACGTAGTCGCCAATCAGCGCCACCTTGGAGCCCTGTGTGTAGATCCTCGGGTAGTTGAGATCCTTGAGCCTGAGGAGGCAGGCGTACCCGTAGGAGTTGTTCTCGGGACAAACCAGCGCCTTGTTGTACTTGAGTCCCCACTCACTGATCAGCTCAGCAAACCTGTCGGGCGGCATCTTCCCGCGGTACTCAGCGACGATCTCGCCTGTCATACAGTCAATGATGTGGAAGGTGGAGTAGTCGGTGGAGTCTCCTCTGGCGACGTCTCCCGTGAGGATGTACTTGTGCTCAGTCAGGGGAATCTTCCACACCCAAACGTTCATGTCCGGACCACCTCTCATGACAGGCGGCCTGATCATGCCGTTGACCCAGGCGATGTCAGCGTCAGTCAGGAATGTGTCGCCTGACGCTGCGAAGTCGCACATGAACTCCTGCGCGATCTGCCGATCGGAGTAGTTCTTGGACTCCTTCTCAAACCAGGCCTGGTCATGCTCAGGATGCACAGTCCAGGGTAGCTTGATTGGGTTGAACTCGTTGACGCCGGACTCAGCGTCTGCATAAAGCTTGTAGAACTGTCCGCCAACGCCGTTGGGCGTCGAGAGGAGGATGGCCTGGCCGCCTGTCGTGAGCGTGGGGCCGATGCCCGTCCAGATCTCGTCGAAGTTTCGAACGAATGCTGCCTCGTCAATGATCAGCAGGGTCAACGACTCAGAACGACCCGCGTCGTCAGAGGTCGGGATGGCCTTGATGGAGGAGCCGTTGCTGAACTCTAGCTGCTGCTTGTTGTTGACAGTGACCTGCGGCAGGATGAGCCAGGGCGGCATATTGTTCAGGATGGTCTTGACCTTCCTGATAAAGCCCTGCGCGACCTGCAGCTTGGTGGCAATAACCAGGATGTTCTTCTCTTTCTGGTACAGGGCCATCCAGACTGCGTACGCGGCAGTGATAGTGGACAGGCCCAGCTGACGCGACTTGACCACAATGTTGAACCTGTTCTTCCTGAACTGGTCAACACAGTCGTCCTGGAACGCGTAAGTCTTGAACGGGAGCAGGCCCCGGGTGGGGTGCTGAATCTTGCAGTAAGTGTTGAAGAAGTAGGTGGGATCCCTTCCACACCTAATGATCTCCTCTACCTGCTTCTTCTTGGGGACGACTGCAGGACTAACACCCATGCATCACCTAATCTCGTAGGTGGCGGTCATCCTGAAGTGTGTGGGCCTAACTGGGTTGAGGTAGTTGTAGCCCATGGGATCAAGCACGTTTCCGACGCTGGTCTCCTTGAGCTTGAGGTCGCGCTTCGTGGTGCGCTTGAACTCCTTCTCAACCTCAGCCTTTCGCTCCTTGATCATCTTCTGCGCACGATCGATGATCGGACGCACCTGCCCGAACTTGTCCATGTCGCTAGCGATGTTGCAGATCTCGTGGTAGGTGAAGACTAGAGTCTCACCCGTGATCTGAATCTTGATCGAAGACACGCCTCGCGTCGAGCTGTGCCCGAAGGTGGTGTCGATGATTGTGCCTAGGATGTTGACGTCGTTGAAGCTGAGCATACTCTAGGTATTACTGGGCGCGCTGTCGCTTGTCTCGCCTCGTCGACAGACGGCCGCCACCCCTCAGTCCACTCAGTCCTGCGAATCTCAGCAAAATTTATTGCGCACTCATCGCAGCACTGGTGGATCGAGAACTGCTCGAAGTCGTTGGGGCTTGACATTGCCCTGCGGCACACTGGACAAAAGATTGGCACGCTCATGCTGTCACCTGGGACGCGCCATTGACCCGTGTGATCTCAATAACCTGGTCGACTGCGTCCTTAACAGCGTCCACGTGTGAGATCACAAGAATAAACCTGTAGATGCGCTTGAGAGACCTGATGAGTGCCACGCAGGCTGTGAGCTGACTCTCATCGAGCGTCCCGAATCCCTCATCAATAATGATGAAGTCAGGCTTCGGCAGCGTGGTAATTCGAGTCAGCGCGACCCTGATTGCAATCGACGCAATCATTTTCTCCATGCCTGATCCCAGCTCGACGATTCTCCTGCTGTCCCCATAGTCGATGTAGATCTCAAGTGAGTTGGTCTCAGCGTCAATCTCAAGCTGCACTTCAAAGTTGACGACTCCACTCAGGATCTCAGAGATCTCTGCGTTGATCGCCGGGAGGAGCTTGTCAAGGATCTGGCTGGGTAATCCCTTCTTTGAGTAGGCACTAAGCAGCGTCTCGTACACGCGCCACTGCTTCCTCAGCTCCTTTGAGTCTGCCTGGCCCGCGACAAGAGCGTCCCGCTCAGACTCGTGTCTCGCCATGTCGGCCTGCCTGTTGCCCCTCTCCTTGCCGATGGCGTCGATCTCATCGTTGATGCTGTCGAGCTCAGCCTTCTGTGCGCTGACAGCGCTGGATGTCTCGTCGGCAGCGCGCTCGACTGCGGACTCATAGTCCCTCTTGGCGTCGCCAAGGAGGCCCTTCGCTCGATCGCATGCGGACTCTGCTGCGGCAAGCTCTGACTTCGCTGACCTGAGAGATGACCGCAGATCGGGCTCCCTGCCGATCGCTGTCGTGTAGCTTGTGATCTTGTCCTCTGTGTTGAGGCCTGCAACAAGCTGCAGGGCGTCCTGGGAGCTCTTTAGGGCAGCCTCAGAGACGCTGATTGCGCCCTCTATCTCGGGCACCTTGTCCCGCGACTCGAACGATCGCTTGATGAACTTGCAGGTGGGATACGAGTCACCGCACGGGATCTGGGTCAGCACCTCTGCGTTGGACTTGGCAGAGGAGAGCTCAGTCTTGCTGATCTTCAGGGAGGCACTCACCTCGGTGATCTTCTTCTCGAGGTCGCGCTGACTCTTGAGCTGTGACCGCAGGCTCTCAATGTCGACCTGTGCCTTCAGAGTCTCAATCGCTGTGATCTTCTTGGAGACGCTGTCTATGCGCTCGCTCACAGACTGGACACGTCCCTCCTCGGCAGAGAGGTCAGTCTGGCGCCGCTCAAAGACGCCCTTGAGACGCGCGACGTCTGACTCGGTGACGACTTGACTGCTGCTTGCGGCTGCGATCATCTCAGACTGAATCTGGGATCGCCTAGAGTGCAGCTCCGTGGACCTCAGGTCCTTGTCGTGGATGTCCTTCTGCGCCTGCTTGATGAGGCGGTCAGCCTCTGCTATCGACGCAGCCCAGTCCCTGTCAGGCATCGCGCGGAGCTTAGCCTTGACCGAGGAGGCGTCGGCCTTGATCGCCTCGAGCGACCTGTCGAAGATGTCCAGGTCGAGGAACCTGCCGAGGTAGGTCTTGCGGGAGGTAGCGCCCTCATCGATGAAGCGGTTCATCGTTCCCTGGGCGGACAGGGCTGTCATGAAGAAGTCCTCTACGGTCCCAATGGTCCGCCTGATGATCTTCTCTGTGTCTGTCCTCTGCTCGCCCGACGCGTTGTCGTTGGAGTCTGTCAGGTTGAGCGTGGTTGGCGCCCACACCCTGCCGTTCTTCTCGTACTTCAGGGAGGAGGCCCGCTCTATCTGGATCTCCCTGTCGCCGACAGAGATGTCCATCTTGGCGCGACATGACTGCTGCCCAGATCGAATCACGTGGATGTTCTTCATCGATCCGCGGTCGGTCGTGTTGAACATGCAGTACACCATCGCGCCGATGATCGAGGACTTGCCGATCCGGTTCGGTCCAAAGATTCCTGTCACGCCCCTCATGTCCGCAAAGCTCACAGAGTTCCCGCCGGCGTACGTGAAGAGGTTGTCAAACTCAAGAGTTTTGACTGTCCATGTTACACCTCGGGCGTCGTCTGTCTTTAAACCTGCCTCAGCCAGGGCCTTGCAGACGATGCTCTCTGCAAGCTCCCACTCCTCCTGCGTGTGGTAGTCCCTGACCATCTCCTTGATGAGCTTGATGTGCGTTGAGGGAGCGTGCAGGTCCTCGCTGATCACGTCTGAGACGACGATGGCAGCGTCCTTCTTCTCGCGCTTCGTGACGAACTCCCTGATGTCGTGCAGGAGTCGCAGCTCGGTCTGGATCTGACGCTCATCCTGGGGAGAGCACGTGCTGTCGCACACAAGCCTCACGCGACATCCTGCCTGCAGCTCTGGGCTCGAGATCGTGGTGGACACATCCGTGCGCCACTTCAGTGTGACGTACGGATCGGGCGTCCTGACCTCCTCGAACCACACCCTGTGCGATCCCGGTCCCGAGATGTCCCAGACCAGGAACCCCTTGGGCAGCGCCTCCCCGTAGTTCTGCTGCAGGAAGCTGCCGCTGTAGCCAATCCACGGCATGGGCGCCTCAATCTCAAGCAGTCCAAGCTCGCTGTTGCTTCCCACCACGGTGGCACCCGTGTACTCGTGGAGCTTGTCAGCAGAGACAAGAAGCTTCACCTGCCTGTACGAGAGGAACTGCGTCCTGTGGATGTCACCCAGAAGGGCGACGTCAAATCCATCGAACAGGTCGATCGTCGTGTCAGCCTGGTACTCTATGTCGGAGTCCAGGAGGCAACCCGCGATCCCGCCGTGAAAGGCGGCAATGTTGATGTCTCCCGGCACGGGCTTGACGCTGGCCCACCCTTCCTCGTCGAAGCACGAGAAGACGCAGAGGTTGTATCCTCCGACGTGCATGGGGTAGATCCCAGACTTCTTGCAGAGCGTGATGGGAAAGCGAGTGGACCCACCGATAGCGCTGATGATGGGTGTTATCGCGTCCAGTCGAGAGGAGTTGCTGAGGATGCCGTCATGGTTCCCCAGCGTCACGTACACGGGAGCGATGTCTGCCATGCTCTTGAAGAAGTCCGTGATGAGATGGACTGCCTCAGGCGTGATTCCCTGTGTCTTGGTGTGCCAGATGTCTCCGCCGACAAAGATCGCTCCGACGCTGAGATCCCTGCACCGCTCGTAGAAGCTAGAAAAGGCCTCGCGGTACTCGCGATGCCTCTGCATGCCCCTGATGTGAATGTCGCTTATGTGGGCGATTCTCATATTGTTGATCCGCTCCGTATTGATGATATGGCGAAGAAAAGCCTGTCAAACGGACGCCACTGCTTGGCCTCTCTGACGGCACGTCTGACGTCGGCGTGGGTCATCTCTCCGACGTCCTTTCCCCAGGTTGTGACGTCAAGGATCCTGACTCTGCAGTCATATGAGCTGAGCAGCTCAGCCATCCGCTGCGTCTTGGCCTGCATGTCCGCGTCAAGCGCGAGGACGACGGGCGTCCTGCTTGCTGCGATCCTAGAGAACAGCGCGTGTCGCTCATTCAGGCTAGACCCGAGCAGACAGGTCGCATTGTCAGGACACTTGAACAGGTCGAAGGGCCCCTCAACGATGATCAGCTCGCTCGTCCAGTCAACGTTAAGCTCATTGAAGACGATCTCTGTCTTCTTTGCCTGGCAGTTTGAGTAGCGAAGTGTGCTGTCAGGGTCGACTGCGCGCCCTGTGTAGAAGTTGAGGTGGCCTTCAGCGTCAAACGACGGGATGATGACACGCCGCCTCATCGATGAGCTGACTCCCAATCGAAAGCGCATCATGTCCTCAACGCTGAGTCCCCGCCTGAACAGGTACCTCGCCGCGTTTCTGGAGTCAGGATCGCTCACAGTTGACGCGCTGAACACGGGACGAAAACCGTCTGGGAGGGATAGGCGCGGTGTCTCCTCGGGCGCCTCATCGTCAAAGGCTGCTAGATCGGGAGCGTCTCCCTCGAACATCCGTCTGTACTCAGACGCGACCTCACGGGACACGTGCTTGTACAGGACGGATGAGACACGCTTGGCGCGAAGCCCACAGACCCAGCAGTGGCACTGCCCGGTCTCAATGTGAATGGACAGCTTTCTCTTGCCAGTCTTGCCGCAAGCGGGACACTCGACCGCGATGTTGGTGCCGCGTCCATCAATCGATCCGCCTCCGAAGGCGGCTCGAATGTGCTTGATCTTGTCGGTTGCTGTGATCACCCAGCGATCTTATTTCACAGCTTTTTACTTTACACGACCTGCGTGAGCGGCCCGCGCCATCACGTAAGCGTCGGCGACATCGTAGCAGATGGGCTCAAAGACGACCTCGCCCGCGCGCTTTCCCCTGCTGATCACCTTTGTGGGCCACGTGTATCCCTTCTCCTGCTGCGCGACCCAGCCCATCACGACCTCCTTGACGTTGTCACCCTTCTGCTTCTTGATCCCAAGATTGCGTCGGGCGAAGATGACGTTCAGGTGAATGGGCTGAACTCCCAGATCGCGCCAGCATGCGTAGGTGACCATGCCGTTGTATCTGTTAAGAGTGAGAAGGGTTGAAGCTGATGACATCCCCCTCGCGAAGCTGAGCAGCGGCTCCTCGATCGCAACGTGAAGATCGGTGGATCCGCTCGTCTCCTGCCTCAGAGAATCTATGAGAACTGCGACGCGA